ACACGGAGTAACTGGAGCTATCCAAATAGACGTAACTAAAGGCACGTCAGTTGATAACCATGGAACAGTGTCAAACAACGACTCTCTCTTAACTATATTAGACAAAGCCATATCGTCGTCATCACACGCAACCACAGTAGCGTCAACAGGCATTTCCTGCAAGGGATCTAGACTAATCTTCATCGTGGTATCGCTTCCTGTAGTGACAGAACCATTCTGAAAAGGCTGATTCTTCACCCTCATGGGAGCAGATATTAACGAAGGTTTGGAAAATCCAAACAAAGAAGCCACGCTAGAAGCGGTCTTCGCTATCAAACTGGCTGTGGCTGTAAAAGGAGTGAAGAAAGGGATCTGTCCCATAAGATCTAGTCCTGCAGCTGTCTTCGATGCATAGTACTCGATCGGGCCAACTCTACGCTCGTCTCCCATGTCTGCCTCCGTCTCAACAGCAATCACAGTTCCTGTAGGACATCCCAACTCAACATCTGTCATCCACGCATAAATAAACACGGACACGGAAGTTGGAGTAGCGGATGCAGATTCTACGGGATTAATTGACATCAGATATAACTTTCCCAAATTTTCAGCATCCTGAAAAGAACCACCTACGGGAATAGTCAACGGGGAATCATTGTACAAACGCAACATCGGCTGGGCACAGATGAAAGGAAGCTCCATGTCTAGAGGCTGATTGTCTCCTACGTCCATGTATCCCACATTGGGGGATTGGGACAGATACATCAGAGCTTGAAATCTTCCAGTTCCAGCGAATTGAGTTTCATGGAATTTTAAGGTCTCGTTATAGGCAGCATAAGGCTGATAACTCACGAGAAACTTAGAATAATGAAAAGGAGAACCTGATATGGATATCCTAACCCTCAAATTACCACGTATAAATGCATAATTCCTGATCTTGGCCCGAATACTTGGATGGTCCAGGAATAAATCCCAGATTTCCGTTTGAAACGTAAGATCCGCACCAGGAGCTACAGAAAGAGTTGCTATTTCCAAAGGACGAGAGAGATAGTCCTCTATCCGGAGAAAATTATACTGCCCAGTCTCGAAGTAAAGGTCTTCATCACCTTTCTCTTCAATAGGGCTTTCTCCAGTGAAGTCAGTTACATTCTGCATCACTGTCATTTCTCCGTCTCCCATGTCTGCTTCCGAAAAGACCACCTCACTTCTCATCTTCGCTTTCTTCAATCGCATAGCGGTCGCCTCAAGAGCTTCCTTGCGATTGAGCAAATGATGATAAGTGGTAACTTCTTTCCACAGTTGTCGGTCATTTCTAACACATGGCATTTTCTTCAATGACCTAAAAGAATATCCCGGAAAAGGATCCT